GACTAAGGGAGAGCATTGGCGTGATCCTGAAACCCTAGCTAAAGGAAAGCTTGAGGCTGACTCTTATATTAATGACCTAGAAAGTCAACTAGCTCAACTAAGAGAAGACTTGAGTAAACAAGACTACGCTAAGACACTGCTCGAACAACTTCAGAATAAGGCTGCGGAAACCACTAACGTAAAATCTGAAGTACAGTCCAATAATAATAACAGTGGCGCTGAAACTGAAGGCAACACCAGCCGAGAAGTGAGTGAAGATACACTAAAAAGCCTTGTTGAACAGACACTAACAGAACGAGAGCGTAACAATACAGTTAAGCAGAACCTCGACTCTGTTAATCGTCAACTGGAAGATAAGTTTGGAACTGAAGCTAAATCCAAAATTGAACGTAAGTCCAGAGAACTAGGCATCTCTGTTCAACGTATGCAAGAGATTGCTTCTGAATCTCCAAGTGCTTTCTTCACGTTGATTGGTGAACAAGTTAAACCACCACAGCCTATGGTAAGTGGTTCTATTCGTACTGAAGGTGTCAACATGCAAAAGTCTGACGAAAGGAACTGGGCTTGGTACCAGAACCTAAGGAGGACAAACAAAAATGAGTACTACTCACCAAAAGTCCAGCAGCAAATACTTGAAGATAGAAAGCGCTTGGGCGATAAATTTGGTTTGTAGTTCTTTGTCCCAAAACAAAGCTAAATAGGAGAAAACCAAATGGCTATGACCACTGGTAATGTTGATCTCCTCACTCGCGGCGAAGTATGGTCCGGTGAGCTTAAGGAGATCCTGCGCGATGAAATGATGGCGCAGAAATATGTGCGTATGTTGTCTGACTTTCCCGATGGAGATACTTTCTATATTCCTTCGATTGGTCAGGCACAGGTTGATGACTACACTGAAGACACGGCTGTTGCCTATCGTCCGATGGACACTGGGCAGTTTACCTTCACTGTAGATAAGTATCTGTCTTCGGCTACTTACATCACGAAGAAGGCTGAACAGGATGCTTTCTATTCGGCTCAGTTGATCTCACGGTTTGTTCCTGAACAAGAACGTGCGGTTATGGCTCACTTTGAAACTACTACTCTTGGTGCTCCTGAAGTTGGTGTTTCTGCCAACTCCAACGAGTCGATTGATGGTGTAGAGCATCGTTGGGCCGGCAGTGAAGCTGCTGGTCGTATCACCGTTGAGGACTTTGCCCGTGCTCGTTATGCACTGAAAAAAGCAAATGTTCCCGACGTAAACCTGACCGCTATTGTTGATCCTTCGGTGGAGTTTGAGATTAATAAGATCTCTAACATCACCAATATCAGCAACAACCCTCGGTGGGAAGGTGTTGTACGTGATGGTATCGCAACTGGTATGAAGTTTGTAGCTAACATCTACGGCTTCGATGTCTACGTTTCGAACTATCTCGCTGACGCTACTGACTCTGCTCTGCCGCAGCCAGATAACACGACGATTGACTTTAGCAGCACCAACGGAAAAGTTAATCTTTTCTTCTCGGCTGATGCTTCTGTTGGTCCTTTTGTTGGTGCTTGGCGTCAGATGCCTCAGGTTGACTACGAGTACAACAAAGACTTCCAACGTCATGAGTATGTTACTACGGCTCGATATGGTGTCAAACTGTATCGTCCTGAGAACATGGTTCGTGTCGTCACTCTTCCGACCCTATCGTAAGAAAGGATGGTGATTCATGTCTTACTATAATGCTGATGGTCTCTATGTATTGACTAACGGGGATCAAGGTGCTGTCAACGACAAAGGTGCTAATGTCTATTCGGATATTAAAACCCTTGTTGTCGATGTTGACCTTGAGACGGATATCTCGCCTAAAGCAAATGATCCGTTCATTCCTGCTGGTTCTTACATTAAGAGCGCTACTGCTGTTGTAACTGAAGCTGCTGCGGGCGGAACCAGTGTTAACATTGGTTTGTCGTCTCTTGCTTCTAACGGAACTGCAACTGCGATTGATGCCGACGGTATTGATGCAGGCGTACTGACTGCTGCTCTTGCTGCTAACCTCGCTGTTGTTTGCAACGGTGCACTGGTTGGTGGTACGGCAGGTGTTGGTTCGGCCAATGCTTATGTCACTACTACGGCTACTGGCACGTTCACTGCTGGTAAGTTCAAGTTGGTCATCGAGTATATCGAAGTCTAACTGCACAAGTGGGAGGGGTTCTAGTGACCCCTCCTTACAATTTAATTGGGAGTCCTAGATGCCTAACGTACAACACTCTTCCCTGACAGGTAGTGACTTGCATGAACCTAAAGGTGTAGCTACTGCTTCTGCTGGCAAAGTTTACATAGCTTTAGGGACAGGGACTGGCCATTGGGATTACTACAATAGCTATGTCAATGGTTATATAGCCTTTGATGCAGTTACTCCTGCTGAGACTCATAGTGTAACAACTAGCTTCACAGTATTTAATCCTACGTTTTCACTGTCATTAAACAGAGACTGGGTAGGTGAGTCATCTCCTAATGCTAGACTTAAGTACACAGGTGTGGATAATACTGTAGCTAACTGCCAGATTACGATGAGTGTTCAACAAGCCTCAGGTTCATCCAAGGATCTTGAGGTTATCTTCCGTAAGAATGGTACATCATTAAACGGAGGTCACGCTATCGCAACAGTTGCGTCAGGCGCATGGCAAACTGTTACTTTAACTGATTTTGGTACTTTTAGTACTAACGACTATCTTGAGGTGTTCCTCAAAGGGTCTGCTGCATTCACCCTGGACATTGCTGGTGCTAACCTCACAGTATTAGGTATTCACAACTAATGTATAAAACTCTACTCTCATTAGTACAGAGCATACTGAGTGACATGGACTCTGAGCCAGTCAATAGCATTACTGATTCGGTTGAGTCTCTCCAGGTAGCTTCTGTAATCCAAGACACATACTACAATCTTATTTCGGCAAGGACAATTCCAGAGCATAGAGAACTAATCAAGTTAGTTTCTTTGTCTGACAACACAAGACCTACTCACTTTGAGTATGTAGGGAAGGTCATTGAATTTCTGAGGTACAATGTATCTACCGATGGTGGTGTAGAATACAGGGAAATTAAGTTTATTGAACCAGAAGATTTCCTGAAAAGAAACTCCAGTGGTTCGAGTAACACCATGTTGGTAACTGATGTCCATGCAGGAACTAACCTAGTCATTGGCACTAGCTCAATGCCCTCTGTTTATACGTCCTTTGATGATGAACACATTGTAATGGACAGCTATGTGTCTACTCTGGAGAGTACTCTGCAAGCCAGTAAGACCCAGGCTTACGGAACGGTTCTACCTGCTTTTACTATATCAGATACTTTTGAGGTTGATATTGATGAAGTTCTTATTCCTTACCTTCTAGCTGAAAGTAAGTCTGTTTGTTTCTCTTTGTTTAAGGCAGGGTCAGATCCTAAGGTAGAACAGTCAGCCAGAAGGCTAAAGTCCTATATGCAGAATGATATGTACAGAACTAAGAAGGCAAACAAAAGACCTAATTACGGAAGGCTCTAATGGTAATCTTTGAAGAAGATATAATCAATCAATCCTGTAAGTGTACTTTCGATAAGATTAAATCAGTTCTAACCATAAGGCCAGCTAACGATGGTTCTGCACTATTTCGCATAGATGTAGCCAACGGTACAATACCCAAAGTTTTGGCAGGCAGATATGGCTCTGTGCGTAAAGCTAAGGAAGCTATCGAACTGTACGATAGAACCCTCAAGGAATCCAGAACAGTACGAACTGAGAAGTTCATAGAAGCGAGAATACAAAGGAAAGCAAAACGGAATGCCTCAGTCTCTAAATCAGAAAACAGTTAATACTTTTGTTAGAGGTCTGATAACAGAAGCGGGGGAACTTACGTTTCCACCTGATGCTTCTGTAGACGAAAGTAATTGCCTTCTGAGGAGAGATGGAAGCAGAAGAAGAAGAGAAGCTATCGAATTTGAACAAGATTACGAATTGTCTTCCTTCACTGTAGCAGATACAGAGTTAGTATCTACCGGTTCTTGGGTAAACGTAGGTGGAAACGCTAACAAGGAGTATCTTGTAATTCAGCATGGGCATATGTTGAGGTTCTACCTCAAAGGTTCTGCGCCATTCTCTGGGGCATCTAATGTAGTCTCTGGGTCTGTCGATCTTTCTGCCCATGAACACGCAGGATCTTCTGGTGCAGAAAACTTTAGGTGTAATTTCAGTTCCATCAACGGTAAATTAATTGTAGCTAATCCCGCGATCAATACTATTTATATTTCTGAAGATTCAGGTGGGACTATTTCGTCTACTGAAATTTCTTTTAGGGTAAGAGACTTTGCTTTTCTTTCTGAGAGGGATGTCTTAAGTGACGAAACACCTACCAGCACTCCATCTAATGAGCGTAAGTACGACACCTACAACTCAGGTTGGTTTGACGACCCTTCTAGTACAACGGATGGATATGCTGCCCTAACTTCTTACCAGGGTTCTAACTCTAGTAAATGGCCTCCTCTCAATCTGCCTTGGTTTGCAGCTAAAACTTCTTCGGGTGTATTTTCTGTAGCCGAGTTTGATAAGATACAAGCTGGCTCAACCCTCATTACAAATGGTCACTACATTCTTGACTTCTTTGAGAAGAACAGGAATACTGCTTCGGGCTTGACTGGTTTGCCTACCACGTCAGAAACCACTAGGTTCTCCTGTGTGGCTGCTTTTCAGAATAGAATGTTTTACTCAGGTCTTAATTCTGAAGAAAACTCTAACGTAATTCTGTTCTCTAAATCTCTGGAGCCTTTGGTTACAGGCATTGCTTCTGATACGTCAAGCCTCGGTATCTGCCATCAGGTTAATGATCCTACGTCTGAAAACTTCTATGATCTTTTAGAGACTGACGGCGGAGAGATTAGAATACCTGAAGCATATGGTATCAAGGTTCTACATCCGTTCAGCAATAGTCTATATGTTTTTGCTGAAAACGGTGTGTGGTTGATTAAAGGTATCGACGATGTATTTACTGCCACAGGTTATGCTGTAACTAAGTTGACTTCTGTTGGTCTTTTTAATGCTAGTTCTTTTATTTCTGCCGATGGTGTTCCGTTTTGGTGGAGCCAATTCGGTATTCATACCCTGTCTTTTGACTCTCAAACATTCCAATCCTCTGAACAAAATATTTCTATTGGTACGATCCAAACTCTTTTTGATAACATTAGTAATAATGCTAAGAATAAAGTGTCAACAACATTTGACAGAACAAACAAGAGGATTTTCTGGGCCTACCCCAATGATAGTGAAACTGTAGAAGCTAAGGTAAATAATCTGTTGGTGCTAGATACTGCACTTCAGGCTTTTTACACTTGGACTATCTCCGATGCTGCTGCTAATACACCTCAGGTTTTGTCTTTGTCTTACTACTCAGGGTTCTCCGTCGAAGATGTAGACTTTGGTGTCATTGATAGTTCGGACAACACTGTTGTAGATAGTTCATCTAATGCTGTTGTTGTCACAAAGTCTTCGGAGACAGACACTGGAGACCCCTATATTGTAGCTTTAGTCAAAGACCCTGTCACAAATAGATTGACAATGGCTACATTTACTGGTACTAGCTTTCTTGATTGGGGTAGTGCAAACTACGTCAGCTTCGCTGAAACAGGGTATGACTTTATGGGTGATGTCATGTTTGACAAGAATGCCCCATATCTACAGGTTCTACTGAAGCAGACAGAAACAGGGTGGACAGGTGATGAAGCAACTGGGTACGACCCTATTCGTCCTTCGTCCATTCTAGTCTCTAGCTACTGGGATTTCAAAAGGACAAATACAGCTACTCAACAGGGGTATAGACTTAAGTATTTTCCTGTTGTAAACCCTGGAGACTTATCTAGTTTTAACTATCCTGAGTCTGTAGTTCAAACTAGGCTAAAGATTAGAGGCAAAGGCAAATCAATGAGGTTCAGGTTTGAATCTGAAGAAGGTAAAGACTTTCACTTACTAGGTTTTTCGGTGATACATGCAAGAAACAACAGGTACTAAGAGTGATACGAACAGCTACTGAAGAAGACTTATTTGATCTGACAATTTTATGCAGAGAGTTTATCAAAGAAGTAGGTCCGCCACTAAAGTTTGACAAGGGAAAAATAGAAACTTTTCTGACAAACGCTATACTATCGGATGTTTGGATAGTTCTAGTTATGGAGTCAGAAGGAGAGGTAACTGGATTGCTAGTAGGTGTTGTATCTGAACATCCTTTTCTACCTATGGTAATGGCCAGTGAACTAGGGTGGTTTGTATCGAGAGAAAAAAGAGGCAGCATCGAGGCCATAAAACTTATAAAGCACTTTGAACAGTGGGCTAAAAATATTGGTGCTAACCTTATTAGTCTTGCAGATGAAGCTAAACTCAACGACATCTCTAAGATATACCAAAGGCTAGGCTACAATCTTATGGAACGAACTTATACGAAGGACATATAAATGCCATTTGCGTCATCGACCCTTGCTGTTATAGGAGCTGTCGCATCGATAGCTGGTACTGCTGCTTCAGTATACTCAGGATATCAAGCATCTAAAGAACAAAAGAAAGCTAGAGAAGCTCAACAGAGACAACAGAACTTGCAGTATAGAAGGTCTCAGATTTCAAACCTAAGGCAAGCTCAACTTGCAGCAGCTAGATCCCAGGTTCAAGCGGGGGCTTTTGGCTCATTAGGTGGTTCTGGTTTTGCTGGTGGAAGAGCAGGACTAGGGGCCGGCTTTGGTTCAGCTTCTGGTTATGCTAGTCAACTCTCTGGTTTGAGTAATGAGATATCTGTCTATCAGCAGAGAGCAGCAAACTACCAAGGGCTTGGAAACATCTTTGGTGCTGTTGGTAACCTTGGGTTTAATGTGGCAAGCAATTCATCTAATATTAGTAATTTCCTTAATAGGAACTTTGGTTCTAGTCCTCCTGTGTTCGGTCAGGGAAATCTCAGCTACGGTTTTGCTGGACATTAAATACCTAGGAAGTGAAATATGGAAACTGATAAAAACGGATTTGACTTTAGTGAGCAAGACTATAATGAGTTTTCGTTTGGAACCTCAGAGGAGGGTTTATCCTATGATAGACCTGTAGACACTCTAGCTCTGACTGGTGAGGATGGGACTCTAGCCGATGTTAAATCTTCTTTATCTAGGTCTATAGACTTTGATATCTATAATATTATTCAAAATAAAGATGAGACTAAACCAGTTGAAGATGTTGTTCTAGACCTTGAATCTAAGAGTTCATTGAATCAGGAGATAGCTCAGTATCCAACTGGTAATATCGAACTTATGGCTAGAGACTATGGTGATTCTCCTAGTATCTTGTCTGACTTGGATAGACAGTACCAAGCAAAACTTAACATTTGGAAAGAGGTTCTAGGCAAAGCAGAGAAGGAAACAGACTTTGAAAACAGACCTGTGTCATTTTGGGGTAGACTGACGGACCGGGGGTTTCTCGATAGGGTCTTTTTAAGAGGTGCTCTGGATACAGTGGAATCACTTACTGGTAGGACCAGTAGGCTTGGAGCTACTTTTAACTACAACTTGTCGAACAGCTCAGTTTCAGTAGAAGATTTTAGAAAATTTGCTGAAGATTATGTTCGTAGCACTTTAGAAGAAGGCGTTCTCACTACAGCTCCTCAATTTTCTTTGGAGCAGTTAAAACAAGAAACATCGACTTTTGGCTTTGATCCTCTTGACATTGAGAAGAAGTTCTTGGCTGTAGCTTTCAGTGTTCTTCCGAGTATAGGACCGGCAGCAAGAACAGCGGCTAGAGTTTTTCCTAAAGCAGCAGCACTAAAAGCTGCAACTCCTGTGGCTAGAGCAACAGCTGTAGCTGGAGAAGAGGCAGGAGCTAAGGTTGGAATTAACCTAACTGAAACTGTTAATGATGTAGAAGCTGCTGCTAAGATTGGCCCATCCGCAGTTGATATTCCTTTACCAGACTCTAGACCTGCTGTCGGTAAGTTTGCTCAGTATGTACAGGAAAACGAAGTAGCTAGGCAACTTAACGAGTTTTATAGCGCTGGTTATGCAGGAAGAACTTTTACTCCAGATGAGATAAATGCTATAAGTAGTGACGTTGTACTCAAGTGGCAGGCTAAGAATACACAGTCTCCTTTCCATGACGTTGAGATAGTGAGCAAACATTCTGATTTAGACAGAGTTGTTCTGACACTTGACGATGGAACAGAAATTAGAGCAGGGCAAGCTCTGTCTGAGTTTGGCGAGACTACAGGAAAGGGTCTGCCTGAGACTGAACTTGGCAAGGCTATTACAAAGTCTGAACAAGCGGTCAGAATTTCTGACAAGGGTCTAGGTGTTTACACAGCTATAGTTAGAATTGGTAATCCCAAAAAAGGTGGAGAAGCCTTTGCTCCACTAAAGAGTGGTAAACCTCCTGCGGCTATCAAAAGACTTGTGGAGAATACTCCAGGGGCCAAGATTGCTCTTAAAGACGCTAACAATCCTTTGTCTGGTTATGTTGTCGAGTTGGAAATTCCAATTGACACAACTAAACTTGTAAAAGATTACGATGTTCAAGATGTTCTGGGTTCAGTATCTGTACGAGATACTTTTCTTAGACTTCTTGGGAATACTGCTGAGAGAGATGCTGCTCTTCTTGACGCTACATCTGTTATGGCTGAACAGTCTTCTAACTTATTCCAGAAAAAAATATTCGAAGAAACAGGAAAAGTTCTTAAGTCTTTACCTTCCGAGTCTAGGTCTACTATGACTGCTATCTATACTAGACTTAGAGACGGTGAGGATTCCTTTCAAAGGATTAGATATTCTAGAGAAAGGTTTGAAGAACTTTGGAAAGAGTATCATCCTAAAGATGTAGCTCCTACTGAAAAAGACTGGCAGGCATACTCTAAATTGGAGTATGCTAACGAAGCTGCATATCTTATTAAGGCCAGTGAGAATTTCAGACATTATGTGAGGCAAGGATATAACACAGCTATCAGAGCTACAGATACAGAATACGGAACTCCAGCTAAGATAGTCAGACAGTCTGATGTTATAGAGGACGCCACTATATTTGATGCGTCATCTGGTGTCTACCTTAAAAAAGCAGATTTGTTAGAAGACGCCTACGTTAAGGCTCCTATCTATAGGCTTAGTGAAGAGATTGGAGACTATCAATATGTAATCAAACCCCTTGAAGTCAGAGTTCTAGACCCTGTTGACACACTGCACTTCAATCCCGGTGGTCCCAGATTAAACCCTAGAGAGAAATTCTTTATTACCATACGTCTTAAAAATGGTAGACTTAAGGCGCTTATGGGGGCAAGAACAGAAAAACAGGCAAGACTTGCCACTAAACAGATTGAGACTATAGAGGCTGCTCTAAAGTCTGGAGCTAAGAACATTGATGACATCATAAAAAATAACAGTGATTTTGCTCTTGGCATTCAAAACGTAGCAGACTACCTAGCTTTCAAAACAAAACACGGTTGGTATTCTTTAGAAGGGGAGTTCATTGCTCCTAAACCTAGAAACCACAGCCCATTGCCTAATGAGGTTTTCAATTATGAATTGAACGGTGGTAGAACTCTAGGCGAAGTTATTGAAAATGATTTTAGAAGAGGTGATATATCTCTTCCTACATTTGGTGGTGAAGCGGCATACAACACGTCTCCTGTTAATGCTATCTATGGACAACTTAACACGGCTGCAAAGGAACTTGCTTTTAGACAATACACTGAAGATGCTATTCTTGGTTGGCTTAGACATGCACCAAAGGAATGGCTCCCTAAAAATGTAGACGAAGCAGACTTTTTTAGAACATTTAAGAAAGTTGATAGGGATGCACTAAACAATGCTACTTCTTCATACGAAAGAAGAATGGCAGAGTTATACGATATTATAGAAAGAAAACTCAATATTAAATCTGGTCTTCAAAAGAGGCTAACAAAATTTTTGGAAGGCATTGAAGATACTGTAATCAATACGTCTGACGGTGCTTTAAGAAAAATTGGTTCTACATATCTAAAGCAAAAAGCTAAGAGGGTTCCTTCTTTTAAGATACCTGCTCAAGGTGAGTTGCTGCATTTAGGCTTCTTTACAAAACTAAGCCTAAGTCCAGACCAGTTGATTATGCAGGGGTTCAATGTTATTCCTATGCTCATTGCTCATCCTGTATTAGGAACTAAGGCAGCAACTTTTGTGGCATTGTCTAAACCAGTTCTAAGAAATGTTGACGATGCAGTCGATAAGCTATGGATAACTAACACCAGTAAAAGATTAGCTATGACTGAGGATGAGGTATCCGATCTTTTGGCGTATATGAGAAAGTCTGGAACGACTGAGATTGCAGGTAGTGCTCTTGAGATTGGGACTGAGGTAAGCGGAGGACTTCGTAAGTTTAGAGGTAGAGGGTACGACTACAAAACAACGACTGCTGCCGCTGAGAAGGCTTCTGACTACTTAGGTAAAGGTCTTGAGTATGGTAGACTTCCTTTTACCTTGGGAGACAAACTAGCTAGATACAATGCTATGGTCTTAGCTGCGATGGATTTTCAAAAGAAGAACCCTGGCTTGTCTATTCTGAATAATAAAGAAGCTATTGTGGCTAGAGAGACTGCTCTAAATCACCATATGAGAACAATCCAGAGGTCTGAGATTCAGAGTGGTCTTTTGAAGGTTCCAACTCAGTTCTTGTCGTTCTTGTTTAACTCTATGCAGTCTGTGTTTGTTGGTACTAACTTAACCATCAGAGAAAGATTGGCATTCTTTGCAGTATATGGTCCTGCTCTTGGTCTAACAGGTCTTGGAGTAGGTGAGTCTGCTGATTGGATTGCAGAGCAAATGAATGAACAGTTCGGAGAAGGCACTATTGAAGCAGATAGACCTAGTTTCAGATTGATTAAGGATGGTGTCTTTGATGCCTTGATTCAATGGATTGGTCAAGATGCCTTTAACCTAGACTATAGAGACCTACCAGCTCTATCTAAAAGACTGTCTGTCGTTCAAGGCTTAGGAGACTACTGGAAGTCAGTAACTGAAGGTAAATTTGCAGAGGTGATTGGTGGTCCTTCTGGTGGTATCGCATATGATATCATAAAGGATTTTGCTGAAATTAGTATTGCAGCTTACGACGATAGACCAGTCGAACTTACAGATAAATTTGTTAAAGCTTTGTCTAACATCAAGGGCGTTGACAACTTTAGAAAAGCTTACATCATTGCTAATGTAGGAAGACAGACATCTAGAGCCACAGGGCGAATGGTTCCAGGTGAATTGAGTGTAACGGCTGCTATCGTAGCTCTAACTGGTTTCTCTAATAGGCTTGCTCAAGATTTCTATGCAGATAGAGAATTTTTTATCGCTGACGCAAAAGAGATAAAAGCATACCGTTCTCACTTTGAAGAGCAAGCAAGAAACATAGATGTTTTAATGAGGTCTACTAGCGAGGAAGACAACAAACGTGGTAAAGAACTAGCATTAGAACAACTTAATGTTGTAAATGCACTGTCTGTTCCACCAGAGGACAGAGCTGACTTTAGAAGAGTGCTCTTATTGCCAGTAGCAAATGACTCCATTGTAATTAAGATGCTTAAAAGAGCTATGGAACGAGACAGTAACTTCCAAGCTAAACGTATAGCTGAACAATATAGACGGAGATAGGGAGAAACTTATATGCGCGGTATTTTTTCACCAGATGTAAACTTTAATATTCAGCCTGAATCACCAGTAGCTGCTGTTCAGCCATACACTGAAAGTGCTATAGCTTCTGCTCTGTCTCTAGGTTCTACCGCATTGGGTAGCCTAGGTAAATCTAGTGGGACTTCATCTAGTGTATCACCAGATCAGATTAAATGGTACACTGAAAAACTTAATGTTGTAGCTGGCATCAGTAATTCAACTCAGCAAGAACTCGCATGGAGAAAATTGCAGTTTGAGGCAGGAGGCAATGGTATAAAATTAGGTGACTGGTCTAACAGTTTGGATCAGTCTATTCTTGGAAAGACCAGAGAGCAGTTAGTCAAAGGTGAGGAAGGGGCCTACAGAGACTTCATCGAAGGAGACCCAATAGGACAGAACGCGCGAGCAGCTCATTTACGAGATAAGCCTAATGACCATGAGGGTGCGTTTAATGCTGCACGAGATGCCGTTGAGCAAAGGAGGGCTCTTGATGCTAGGATTGAAGATATGGGATCTAAGGATCAGACGCAAAGGCTTGCTCTTCTTCCAGATGTGAAGGCTAGGTTATACGATTTTAGAGATAACGGTATGCTTTACCTTAAAAACCTTATTGCAAGTGGACAGCCTATAGACCCTGCTCTTTCTAATATTGTTCAAGGTGAACTTGCGAGAATGATTTCTCCTCTTGGAGACTTAACTCAATACGGTCAGGCAGGAAAGGATTTACAGAAAGAGTATGAGATTATTCTTGGCGGTACTACCAAACTTCTTGACGCTTTAGGCAAAGCTGATCCTTCGAGTAGGGCAATGGCTCGTATCCTACAGAGTATGTCTAAAGATGGAATGGACCAATTAGTTATGGATCTTTATTCAATTCCTACTAACATAGTTTTGGGTACGAACCCCCAAGCTATGATTGAAGCTAGAGAAAAGGCTATTGAATTTGCAGGGAAAACACCTATAGACTACGACTCATCCAAAAGTCTTTCAAACCAAGTATCTCAAATTTTTGGAAGGTCTTTGGCTGGTGACCTTAGCGTAACAGGGTCTGACTATCCTGGTGTGGGCTTGGGAATTTTCAATCCTGAATCACTTGCTGGAGTAGATGCACTACCAGCACAGGCTAGAAGTGCCAACTCTAACGTGATTGACCTTATGGTAGCCGCTACTAACCCTACGAAATCTCCTGAAGATGTAAAAGCTTTCGTAGACTTAAGCGTAACTCAAGCACTTAACTCATCCTATACAGGTAATGGTGACTATCCTAGTTTAGATATGTTAGCTAAATCATTTGGACCAGGATTTCAGCAGAAACTGTCTCAACTCCCAGCAGATGAACAACAAAAAGTTAAAGTAGCAGTGTCGGCATCTTTAGACAGTAACAGAAGAGCAAGAGTTAATGAGGCTGAAGGTGCTAGAAACAGATTTGCCAATGGCATTGGCTTTGATGCTAACAGAAACCAGTTCACCATTGATGCTAAAACACTTATGGACAATGTTCCTGATTCAACAAGTAAGGGTGCTGTGAACCTATTCCTTCAGCGTCTTAGTAAGGTATATGGGGATAACGGAAATGACTATACTCTAGCTATCAACAAGGCTCTTGAAGGAAAGTTAAGAGGTCTTGAGGATCACATTGGAGCTATGCGGTCTCTTGGTATAACTTCTATGGCTAGATACAAGACCCACTCTAGTGCAGTAACTGGACTGGATAAACTTCTGTTTCAGATTGGTGGTTCAGGAGAGCAATACACTCCTTCTTCTTTGGTGACTGACTTTAATTTAAGCACTAACCGTAATACACCTGTCTTTCCAGCTCAAGATGAATTAGCTGTCGAAGCTCAAGATGAATTAGCTGTCGAAGATCGTCGTTTGAATCTGAAAACTAGAGGTTTCTCTAACCCTGATGCTATTAACTCTTCGACTGTACCTGAAGCTTCACAAGGGCTTTCTGCTTTTGACCAGAAGGTTCAGAGCCTATTGAAGAGTTTACCTAGTTTTAGTCTTGTAGGTAAGGCTAATGCAGCTACTATTGAATCAGTAGTAACTGCTGTACCTGACGTAACTTCTGAAGAAGTCACTTCGGCTGTTGATGCTATTCAGGCAGGTACAACTCTTGCCGAGATCCAAGCATTGGGTGATCGCCAGAGAGCTATCATGTCTTCTATTCTTAACCCTGTAGCACCTGCTCAAGCAGCACAAGATAAACAAACTAAAGAAGCTCCTGCTGTTGAGATGACTGAGGTACTTTCTACTATCTCCCTTGTTGAGAGTAACAACGATGTCAACGCAAAGGGTGCTGCGGGTGAGATAGGTCTATTCCAGATTAGACCTGAGACTGCCGCTGACCCAGGCTATGGTATTAAGCCTTTGTCTACCGGAAGCAGAGTGGCCGACGCTACTGAGGCTGAACAGAGAGACTTTGTTCAAGGCTACATCAATAAGGCTCTTGAGAGATACGACGGAAACCTAGCTTTAGCTTTGGCTGCGTATAATGCGGGAATAGGTAGGGTTGACCAGTTCGTACAGTCAGGAAGACCCCTGCCTGCCTCTACTGTAAAGTACGTTGATAAGTACAGGAAAGCAGGTTTAAGTCTACCTGAGCTAAATGGAGGTAATACACCACCAGTACCTAGAGCTAGACCTACCGCAGAAGCACAAGGAGGAGAGGCAGCTTCAAATTTTAGTGTGGGCCTAGAGCGTGACCCTAGGACAGGTGAGCCTATCTTTCCCGCTCAAGATGAATTAGCTGTTGAGGCAGCTACAAGCCAAAGAGTTTCTGAAGCACTTAGTAGATCTGAAAGTAGAACTCAAGGTAGGAAACAATTAAACGAAGAAGCGTTATCTGAGGTCAAGTTTGAGGATAAAGCTACAAGTTGGTTAGATAGTTTAATTAGTACTGTAGCTAAGACTCTCTTTGGATCTGAGGGTGAAGCTGCTGAACTTAAAGATAGTACAAAACAAGCTATTCAGTATGCTAATAGAAATCCTATAGACTTTATCTACAAATCAAATCTTGTAGGACTAGACGAAAATAACCCAGACCATCAGGAAGCTATCTCAGGTTTCATTAATAGGTTTGTTCCTGGTAGAGTTAAGAACCCAAGTGAAGTAGAGAAAGATGCTAATGCTTGGTGCGCTGCATTTGTTGGGCATGTGTTGAGTAACTTAGGTGGTGCTGCTCCTCAAGGTGCTGAAGGTTTTAATGCTTTAAGAGTGAGACAATACTTAAGGTTAGGCAAACAAGTAAGCAGAGAGAATGCACAGGCTGGTGATCTTGTAATTATGAGGAATCCAATAACCGGTGATTATCATACAGGCTTCTTTGTTAATTCAACGGACCAAGGTGTAGCAATTCTAGGTGGAAACCAGAATAACCAAGTAAATGTAACTAGATACCCTAACAGCAGAGACTACAGTATTAGGCGTATAGATGGAATGAAGTCTATTAGTCCTGAGGCTCTTAAGGCAGTTCAGTCTGATATCTCTGAATTTGCTGGTATGTCTTTAACTAATCTGTTCCATCGTTTTAGAGATTACATTGGTGCTTAAGGAGTAGAAATGGCAGATAGACTAGACAAATCAAAAATGAAATGTAACTCACCTAAGAGTACACCTAACCATCCTACTAAGTCTCATGTAGTTAAGGCTTGTGAGGGAGGAAAGGAAAAGATCATTAGGTTTGGACAACAAGGAGTCAAAGGCTCTCCTGCTGGCTCTAAGCGTAACAAAGCATTCAAGGCTAGACATGCCAAGAATATTAAAAAAGGTAAGATGTCTGCTGCTTACTGGGCTGATAAGGTGAAATGGTAATGATGAATACAGATAACACAAAGAAACTAACTCGTAAGAAAGTATCTCCTAAGGATAAGAAAGTCCCTAAAGGTTTTCACAAAATGCCTGATGGTACTATCATGAAGGGTTCTAAACATCCTAAGAAGAAGAAGGGCTACTGATATGCCACTAACTAAAAAAGGCTCCAAGATTATGAGAGCCATGAAGGAAGAGTATGGTTCTAAGAGGGGAGAGCAAGTGTTCTACGCCTCTAAGAATAAAGGAAAGATCAAAGGTGTAGAGAAGAAAAAGAAAAAGAAATAGGGGGCCTTAGCGCCCCCTTTAGTTTGTCTACTACTTACGTAGGTTCCTCATATACGAAATGTTTTATCAGAGGAAACACAATAGAGATTTTATCAGCCATCTTAGTAGCTAGGTCTCTGTGCTCCTTCTGAGTGTTGGGGTCAGTTCGTAGCTCTATGTAGTGTATCCAACTCCTAATTGTGCCATTGACGTACAGTTTCGTTAGGGTCAAACCCTCAGGTAGGATAGCTCTAGCTTGTTCTTTAGCTATCCCTTTCTTCAGAGCTTGGTCGTAGATTTCGAAGGTACTACCCATAACTGATCTTTGTTTCTCAACCCACCAGTCTTCAAGCTCCTTGTCTTCATTGGGTAGAGAGTTCTGTCGGTTGGTTGTGTCTTGTAGTCTACACTCACGAGTTCCTACTACTGTTTCTGTAGCACTATACCTCTGAGAGAACTCCTGGAAGTAAAAGGTTTTGTGTCTGAGAAGCTGCCTTGCGATATCTCTGCTTGTAGTTACCTCAAGAGTGACATTGCACATTTCAAAAGGGGACCAGTGTTTGTTTCTAATGAGGTATTGTACAAGCTGGTACCCTCTTAGATTATTTATCTGGGATGTTGGATTAGACACTCTAGCGTAGTACGCAATAGCATCTTCTAAAGTAGCCGGCTGGTTAGGCGGAAGGAGAGATAGGTGAAGACCAGCTAACTTTACTTCGTTCATTTTCTGGATAACCTCATCAGTTATGGTACTTGGGGCTCCCGGTAGGACTTGAACCTACGACCCACAGATTAGAAGTCTGTTGCTCTATCCACTGAGCTACGGAAGCTTATTCGTTTGTATTGAGACACCTTGTCTGTAACAGGCTTCTCTAAAGCCCAGTCCAAGACCAAGACTCAGACCAAGACCCAGTCCAAGACCTAGACCCAGAACTAGACCTAGACCAAGACTCAGGCCCAGACCCAGACACAGACCAAGACTCAGGCCCAGACTTAGACCCAGACTTAGACCCAGACCAAGACCAAGTCCAAGACCTAGACCCAGACTCAGACCAAGACTCAGCCCTAGACCAAGACCTAGACCAAGACCTGTACTTGTTTAACTTAGTGTACATAGAGTGTACCCTTATGAATACCCAGACCTAGACCCAGACCTAGACCAAAACCCAGACACAGACCAAGACCCAGACCCAGACCCAGACTCAGACCTAGACTTAGACCAAGACCTAGACCAAGACCCAGACGTAGACATAGACCCAGACCCAGACCAAGACCTGTACTTGTTTAACTTAGTGTACATAGAGTGTATCCTTATGAATACCCAGTCCAAGACCTAGACCTAGACCTAGACCCAGACTTAGACAAAGACCAAGACCAAGACCAAGACCCAGACCAAGACCTAGACCAAGACATAGACCTAGACCTAGACCTAGGCATGTACTTGGTTCGTTTAGTTGCCATAGTGATACCCTAAGTTCTGGTTTGGACCAATCAGTGAAGAGTGTTAATTCCGAGAACCCAATTCTCAGCACTATCTCTGTGGTAGTTTTCGCTCTTGCCTAGATAACTTTCTTCTTTAATCTTCACTCCATGTTCGTAGAACACGACAGAGAACCCACTCTCTCCTCTGTAGACTTCAGACTTACGATTATTGCTGTCGTTGTAGAACACTGCAAGTTTCATTTGGACCACCCGAATTTATTTGGTAGAAGACCTTTAGCAAACTCAGCCCAGTTGTCCATGTATTCTTTTGCTGATTCAAGAGTACGGTTGGACATACTTAGTGTGTTGTAGACTTCCCCTTTGTAGGTGAAGACTGCTTTGACTTCAGTTCCGTCTACCTCAAGGGAGGCTTCATGTACACCTGGAATGACAACATGAGTGCTATACGTTTTCGGCATTAAACTGCTCCTCTGTCATGTACCAGTCTCTTAGGATAGTCACCAGAGCTTCTTCTACTTTTCTTGATTCTTCATCTGCTGCGTTTGTTTTACGCATACTTCGTAAGTCAGCCAGAAGGTAATCAATGACATATTGGTCTCCTTCCTCACTTGGTTTTACATAAGTGTCTGGACTATCTTCTGCCTCAATTAGTCTGTCAAGATACCATTGTGCCTTCTGAAGGTCTTGCTTTGCCTTACCCTTGTACCTGAATCGGTGTAGGTATTTCTTAGTGTTGCCTTCGAGATACCCTCTGAACCTCTCGCTTGAGAGATTGTCTTCAAGGTACTCGATACACTCAATGCTACCCGTGTTGTAGTGGGCAGGTTTGTTCACTTCATCGCTAAACATTTCTTCCTCCAAATCATGGGTCCACACTTCATCAAACTCCACATACTCCACCGGAGTTTGATATGTCACAGATATCATGGGTTTCAACGTGCTCCTCGAATTCTTCACCGAGTTTCTCTACTGCTTCCTTATATGACACAGAGGTGAGAGGTTGTCCACCTCTTGATCCGTCTGGGTAGCAGGTAAAGCCGCGTAATCTTGACGCATACTTAGCGAGTGTGTTGCAGAAGTCAGGTACTGTGTCGATGTTGTTGAGCTTAGAACCCCAAGCAGGAAGATTGATAGTGGATGAAATGGACATATCGACGTAGTCTTGAACGTCAGCTTGAAACTTAATGCGTCGTTCGTAATCGTCGGCAAGATCCAAAGCTGATTCCACTTTGTCTGGGTCAACACCGTAGATATCAATCAACTCTTGAGCAGCAGAGTCCACAACATACTGATAGACCCAACGGTTTGTGCCTTTCAGATACCTGCGTTTGTAGGCTACTGCAAAGATAGGTTCAACCCCAGTGCTCGTTCCTGCGAGAATGCCAATAGAGCCAGTTGGAGCGATTGCTCTGTTGGCGACAGGTCTACTAACTCCGAGTTCATCTGCGAAAGATATACTAACATTGTCAGAGACTCCTCTGTACACGTCGAGCCATTGGTGTAGTTCTTCTGTGACTTCATACTTGTATCCTTTCTTAATCAACCACTCATGCACACCCATGAAACCTAAGCCAAGGCGTCTGTTCTTCTGACGTACCTCATAAATCTTTTCATAGGGAAGGTGAGCCTTCAGTGTACCACAAATGAGGAACTTAACACCAAGCTCAACAACTGATGCAAGTTCTTTGATGTCGGAGATACGACCAAAGTTAAGAGAACCTAGATTGCAGACATCGCTATCATCTTCTGATGTTACTTCTGTGCAGGCATTACGTAGTGTCTCTCTCTCTTTATCAAAGAAGTTAAAAGAAAACCCTGGTTCAGCAGACTTCATAGCCTGAGCTACGTTCTTTCTGAATACAGAGCCAACGTCTCCAGTCTTGTAGTAGTTAAGCAACCACTCAGTATCATAGTTGACACTGATGTTAGTCATGTCCATAGGTGCAGGAAAGTTGAAGTCGTCTTGCTTTACATCCCAAAGAGACAAACCAGACTTTCCAACTGGCATGTTCTGCCAATCTTTAGCTTCAAGAAACTTCCAAATGTCCCCGTGTTTCCAGTTAAGTGATGCGTAGATAGCAGACCTACGTGATCCACCTTGCATAACTCTGCGTCCGATTTCGTTAATCATCTGCATCTTAGGAATAGGACCAGATGCTTGACCACCTGTTCTTTGAATTGGTGCACCTTCGTGGCGATAGACACTGTAGTCTACACCAATACCACCACCTGTCATCAGACAGGACTCAGCTTTCCAAGATAGGTTAGCCCAATCCTCTCTACTATCTTCTTCAGCCTTGAGAAGAAAGCAGTTGTTGAAGAACTTATTGCTACGTCCTGCATAGTAGAGATACCTACCACCAGGAATAAACTTCATATCTTCAATATATTTCCTGAGTTGAGACTTCTCTTCTTTAGTTAGCCTATCCTCGCAGACATCTTCAACAAGTGTTTTAGCTAGAGCAGGCCAAGTTTCGGCACCTTCGTGACGGTACTTATGATTAAAAATATCTTCGCTGAACTTAGAGCGAAACATGGGGTTAAGATTAGATTTCCATACCATCTTGTTAGTTCTCCTAGTAGTCGTCAATTTTGTGAAGTTGAGTGTCGGTTATAGGGAGGTATTCTTCAATGTCAACAAGACCCTTGTCAATAAGAATACCTATGACAAGGGCTTCGTCGATATCATTTTGTTCTACAATTAGTTGTAGACCGTAGCTGTACGCCAGAAGTCTTGATAAAGTTTCTAAATCATACATTTTCTTCGTCGCCCTCTTCGTCATCATCGTTGTCTATAAAGAGAGGGATGGGTTCAATAGAAACTTTGAAGTGTTCCACAACATGCTGTGCTTCGTGGTAGCTTTCATAGAATAGTTTTACAGTTTCTACTTTACCGGACTGTTCAACTAAGCACACCAAATGCCAAGGTTCACTTAGGTTTTCTCTTGTCGGACCTGATACTACCCAATGCAGAAAGGCTACTCTCATTCGGTTTCTCCTTTAGCCACTCATGTGGTATCCTTTTATCTGAAAACTTGAAGTTATTCTTGTGGCACCAGTCTGCGTAGGTGGTCTTGCTGCCTTTGTACAGTTTACTTTTGCTGTTTGAAAATACAAATCTGATGTCTAGATCAGGATGTTGTTTTCTTACTTCTATATGTTTTCTTCTGTCTGCTGACACGAACCTCCCCTTAGTTTCTACTACTATTCCATTGGGAAGTACGAAGTCTGGTAGATAAGTATGAGTTACAACCCAAGGTACTCTGAACTTCTCGTATTCAAACTGAACTTTCTTGTGTTCAAGGTACCTTGCGTTGTCAGACTCAAGACCTGACCTATACTTTTTGTACTTCTCTTTGGTTGTCCCTCTAATTCTATTAGACATCACTGTAGTACGGAAGTTCTCTTGCCCTTGGTTCTTGTTCGACATGGACTAAATGTTCTACACCTTTAGCGTACAAGAAAGTTCGAAGGTTAGGCCAGCACTTACGTTTGAACTCGCAGTAGTGGCAGTTAGAACACAGTTTCAAGTTACTACTATCTTTGTACTGAGGAACAGGTTCGAGCCTAGGTGGAGGGTCCGATGACTTAACCATAGACTTCACTGCTTCTATCTCAGATTCCTTACCGATAAGATCCTTACTGAAGTCATGGATATCCAGGTGTAGTTCGCCTGTCACTTTGTTGATTACAAGGAAGGCTCCTCTGGTCTTGTCCGTAACCAGTGGGTCATCCTTGGCAGCGTAGACATACGAAGATAGCTGAGATATGTAACCAAAGGGATCACTGTCTCTAAGCTCATTCATCTTGAACTTACGATAAGAGACAGGAGATGCTGACTTAACATCAACGGTCATACCGTCAATCACAGCATCTCTGTGTCCTTGAACACCATTGATGACCAGAGTGTCTTGTTTACCTAAAACTGTGTGACCAGCAGACTCAGCCAGATTAAGCAACAGAGCTTCAACAAAGTCTCCAAAGAAGAACTTGAGTAGCTCAGAGCCTTTAGGTGGTATAGAACCTTCCGCATCATTTACTCTTAACCATACCTTACGTTTACAAGGGGCTCCTATGGAAGACATAGAGAGATACTTACGTACCTTCTCTGACTGACAGAACCTTTCTCTAGATAGGTTTTTGATGTCTTTGCCTAGAGCTTTGGAGAAGCACTTGTTCCAACCTCCCTGCCCTCTAACTACAGAAAGGATGTCTGGAATAAGAGTATCAATCGTTTTCTGTGACACCAAACAATCTTTCTATTTGAGAATAGGTAGTCTCAAAGATAGGATCAAACTCTTTAACAAGTTTATCTATCTTAGCTGCGCAGTACTGTTCGTTCACTAGGTCTGCCTCCTCCACAATTTCTTCTAGTTTTGAAAGCATCTCCCAGCACTTATCCAGGTTCTCTAGTACTTCAATCTGCAAAAGGGATAAACTCAACTTGTATCTCCAATCACCAAAAGGAATGGGTGAAGCAGCAATCGCGAGTAACTACTTCACCCTCTCTTACCTAAGCTGCCACCTGATCTAATACGACAGCTTCGATAACTCCAACTCGCGTTAGCTTGACTGACTTAATCTTAGGGTTCTTTTCGCTCTGCCAAATAGTAAACCCTACATCAATCAAAGAACCATCAGCCAACTGACCGTCCTTTTCTTCAACCCAGGGTACCATATACCGCCACCACTGGGTAGATTCAGCACTATCTGATTTGCGCATGGTAGCTTCTTTATTGTAGACATCAGGAGGCCCCCACTCAACACCATTCTGAATGTTGGGTCTCTTGAACTTGTAAAGGAACATACCAGTCTCTTCATCTTTCTTGAACATGATATTACCCATGCTCTCTTCAGGAACGCCACTCCTAACCAGATAGTCTTTTTGGTGTTCAGTCAGAAGAACCGTGACACTGAACTCACCATCAGGTTTGAACTCATACACATCTATGGTTGATGGAGTAATGTGTGGGTTGTACTTAACACGTACTCCTGGGATATCGTGATACGTAACTTGACCTTTATTAGCCATAGTCTTTCCTTTGTTAGTGGGTGTCAGCCCAGTTTCTTCCAATGTCTGTACTCCCTGCTAAAGGGCAGAACAGGTTGAGTCTGCGTCCAGCTTCTTCGATAGCTTCCCTTTGAACCCTACCGACAGTTTCAGCATCCTCTCGTGATCCCATAACCTCAGTCTGCCATTCATCGTGAGGCCACGTGACCAACTTGTATGAGATACCTAATTCATCAAGCTGCTTAGTCCAGATAAGAGTAGCATGTTTCATGATGGTTGACTCACCACTCTGAAGCATACCAGCTAATGTCTTATGGAGAGACGGAACCGGAACTCTTCGACCGTCTAGACCAATGAAATAACCAGCTTGAGCGTGCTTAGGTATCTCTGTCTCCTTTAAGTAGCGCAATCCTGAGATGGTGTCAAGGAAGTTTTCTATGGAATCCGAAGCAATTTTGGTGTTTGTCTTCAGAATCTGGGAAACCTTGCCAACACCAGCACCTAGGAGGAATGCGTAGATGAAAGTCTTGGCCATATCTCTAGTGACATGTTCAAGACCTAGAGCTTTTCTATTCAAGTTGTGTATGTCAGTTTCGTTCTCCTTTCTTCCTGTACAGATAGCATCAACGTAATCTTGAGACTTCATCAAGTGAGCTAGAATGCGAAGTTGTATTCCTTCTGCGTCAGTACCAACCAGATAATACCTATCGTCTGGTACTGAGAAGAGAGACCTGAAGGCACCATCATACCTACTCTTCACCTTCTCAACGGCAGTCTTAGGTTCACCATGAAAGGCACTAGGTATGTTAGCTTGGTTAGGTTTACTGTGACTTAGGCGGCCAGTCCATGCACCTATGTGCTGAAACCTACCGTGTATTCTGCTGTCACTTTCTACACAACCTAACCACTCAACTAAACTGGAGCGCCTGCCCTCAAGCACCAACCACTCAGCTAGACTTTGTGCTCCTTCTGGTGCGTCA